TTGCTGATGCTGATCAGCTTGAATTTCTGAGCGTAAGCCTGATTAGTCAGAGCCTCGAAGACGGGTGTGTTCTTTTCGATCTTTTCCTTGCCGACGGTCCGACCATATTTTTGGATGATCGTATAGTCGACCTCGTCATCGCCCAGGGCGAACTTGTTGATCGAAAACGAACCATCGTTTCGAGCCAGGAACTGACGACCGGTATCCGTCAGAACGGCGTCAAGGAGTATGTTGTTGGTCGAGTGGTCAAGAAAACCCATTGTTATTATACCTTTACGCCTTCTCCAAAAACTTCCAAACGAATCCCTTATACGAACGACAGCGGCCGTTACAACAATCAGAAATCTTTTGCAAGCCCGGGGCTCCAATAGCAGCAGCGGCTTCCTTCATCGAGTTAAATATAGCGACCTTGTCGCCGGTCTTGGTATACTGCGCTACACTCTTTCTCTTATTGAGCGCAGTAGCCTCACCAATCTTCTTTCGAGCTTCTTCAGAATGGTGCTTTCCCTTAAAGGGATTACCTTCTCCTACCCTGGACTCAGAAAATTCTTTCAACTTTTCGGAATGATCGACCCATTTGAAGCCCCAATCTTTTCCAAAATTCGGATTCTGCTCACCCTTACGAGACTCGCTCATCCGTCGTTTGGTCTCGGCGGTGTGCTTGTATCCCAGCAGGCCGTCTCCTCCCAGAGTCAGATTATAGCCGCCTCGAGAGACATGCGTGCCCAGGACCTCTATCCAATCCTTCTCGAGCTGGCGCAACTGTTCCTCGGACTCTCCCGTATCGATGACGGTACGGACGAAGCCGTCGGCACCGTTCTTGCGAATGGCCTTGTGCAGCAGCATGTTGGAGCGTTCATACAGAGCGTCCTTGACGTGCTGTCCCCAACGAGTCTCCAGATCGTGCTTCGTCAATCCGACGTAGCGCTTCCCGTTCCTCTTGTTCTCGACTAGGTAGACGATCATGTCCTATCTTACTTTGAGAAGCCTCAGACAGCTAAAGTCCTCCGCTAGCATCAATACTAAACAATTTTTGGAACGTCGTCTCTCTTTTGCGTTATCTTCCAAAAACTCGGGAGTAACATGATCCAAAAATCTATAGACTTTTCCGGTAGCGCTCTGGGAGACACGCTTCTTATTTCGTGCAATATCAACTCCTCGAGGACATTCCCACGTCTCTTCGAACTCCAGCCATAGCCCAGGGCGCTGCTTATCGCTGATACTAGCGCTTAAAATATTCTTTTCGTCTTGCGCCGAGCGGCGCCAAAATTTGCGTGTGATTCTTAGCATACTTTTCATGACGTCACCAAATCTTCCACCATGGTCTCGTTGGAGGTTTAGTGTCGTGATAGACGGGTCGATCGGTCGGAATCACGATTCGATGACCGTTCAAAAGACTCAGAGCCAAAATGTGATGCTCGTTGGGCAAATTGGAAAAATCGAACGTTGCATTGACTTCTCCTAAGATATTTCCGTCTTTCACTACCTGGATAAAGCTAGGATGGCTTACGATGGGAGTGGTCTGAAAACAGATATTTGAAGCCGACATGTGATGAATTTCTATCATTTGTCTTCTTCGGGAGAGGTTAAAATCGTGATCGTTCCATTCGGAGTGGTCTGCACAGTGACTTTGCATTTGCAGACGCGCATCATGATGACCCCTGGCTTAAGTGGATGTCCGATGTTCTCGTATGCCGAAGCACATATTGGACATTCATCAAGTTGAGCTGGAATTTCAATGCTACTCACGGTAGTAATATATTCCCTTCTCTTTAGAGCTTAAACCGATCCGGATCGACCGACTTCAGACCAGAGCCCTTGTAGAGCTCCTCCTTTGTCTTGTCATATCGTCGACGATCTTCGACTTGGATGTTGATGGTTTGCTCTTTTTGAGCGTCGAGGTTGATGATCTGAATCCGATACTCGGCATCCTTTTGGTTGGTGCTAAGGATCGGAATGATCTGATTCTCGTTGTTATAGAGCTCGAGATACTCAGGGGTGAAATAGACTTTCATCCTCGAGCCGTTTTCATGATACATGACGTCGACGAATGTATCGCTAGCCAAGTTCATGTTTGGATAGGGCTTAGGGCAGTCGGAGATGCAGATCAGCTTCTTTACCAGACGATTGGCAAATCGATCAAACGACACTTGCATCTGCGTCGAGTAATTCGACGTAAAGCCGTGAGCGTCGATGGAACAAACCGCATAGATGAAACTCGAATCCTTTTTGAAGTCCGTATCGACATACGTCAATTTGGGATTGGTCATGTATTCGATGAAATCATCGGGCACATTTTCGGGATCGACATCGACGAACGGTTCGGGTCGTAGGGTATCGTCGAAGTTATACATCTTCTGAAGCTGAAACGGTTCCTTGATCGACCGGCGACGAAATACTTGAAATTTCTTGATGTCCCTCTGAGAATTGGGTGGGAAGGTCCAGGTCACGACTAGATTATTCTTCTCGTAATCCCAAACAAAGTCCAAATCGGTTGGGAAGGGCGGTGGAACCGCCTCTGAGCATTCCACGAAAATCTTTTTGGTGGGCTTAGAGCAGATCAAAAGCTTGATGACGACTAGCTGATGATCCTCCTGAGTGATAGCCGGCATGGTGTATTCGGCTACGGTTCTCACCTGATACGCGTATTTCCCGCCGTATTTGACCTTGTAGTCGACAGCTGTCGACACATACGGATTCTCAAGAAGAATGGGTTCTTTCGCGCTTAGATCTCCATTGGGAAGCATTTCCCACTTATCGATCACATACCCAACGATTCTCTTTTTAGCAGAAGTAACTGTGATGGTCGGAGTCGTGCAGATGTCGATAGGCTGCACGATCGTCATATAATCAGTCTGAGAGATCTGGGTGGTCTCTGAACGAGCTTCCTTTTGTCGAGCTTCCGAGACGGAAGCTAGCTTGACCATCTCAGAAGAAATCGTGTGGGTCGGATTATACAACGCCGTCTTGACGATCGTATCGTACACTTTGGAATTGATCTGAGACTTGAGAGAGACCTTCTTCAGGTTGTCGACAGATACATCTCGATCGGTCAGCTTTTTTCCGTCATTCTCCAAGAAGTACACGCCCTCTTCTCGAGGCTGAGTCATGCTTCTCTGCAAGAAGTCGATGCCGATATTTTTCCCAGTCAGACGATTGGCATAAGAGATCTTACGCTGCATCGTCTGCAGGTCTTTTCGATTCTTCGTCCTCTTGGCTTGCAACTCTTTCTTGTAGTCCGCCTCTTTCTTTCCTTTGGCGGAGACGGTAATGTCCGCATCTTCTAGGATGACCTCTAGAGATCCTGAGACAAAGTCATACAACTTCTTTTCGATTCCTTGATCGGTGAAATTGACGACGTTGTAGGAAAGACTGGCGAACTCTTGCTCTCCTATGATCCGATCATAGAATTTCCTTAGCAAATCTCCTTGATGGATCCTCCTATTGGCCGACACGTCGCGACGTTGTTCGTCGGTCAGCTCCAAAGTCGGATTCTGCATAAAGACGGGAGAAAAATCGAACCTAACATGACGAGGAATCCTCGTCTTGACAAAGTCGATGTATTCTGCATCGAAATGCTCCGCGGGTTTAGACAGGATGCTAGCCGGAATATTGGTGGCATCTTCTGAAACTAGTTCATCAGGCACGTGAAAGTTGTAGACAAACGCCGCCTTGAATTCCCTGACTTCAGGGACATCTACTACGATGACTTCTTTGGACGGTAGAGAGATACTCATTTGTCTTTCTTGATGCTCGACGGATCGTTGGGATCGATAGTGCTCGGCAAGACAGTCTCAAATGTGACGAAGTACTTTTCGAAGATGAGATTGTTTTCGCTCACTAGCCTGTCGACAATCTTATACCGCTTGTCGACATATGCCCTGTCGCTTGTAACTATGGAATTCTCGTCGATGTCGACGAGGATCTTCTGCTTCAGAAGCTTAGCCATGGCCTCTCGTCCCTGGGCCGTCTTCTGCGTCTCTTGCACGTCGATCTCAAAATCATCAGGGTCAATGACTACGTGGAATATTCTTTCGAACTCCTTGGGCCTCAGCAGACGACGAGCTTCATAGTCTGGATTGGAAACGACAGTGCTTACTCTCGCTAGATCCTGCACGGTGTGCACATCCTTCTGGATGATGTTGACTTTCTTTCGAGAATAAGCTTCGAAGAATCCCGCGGCTGCGATGTCTTCCCATGTCACTGTACGATTGACACGAGATTGCACCCTTGACGTGATGAGCTTCTTCATGAACTGCTCTTCGATGGTGTGCTTATCGCCCACTCTATCATTTTGATTCATCAGCAATTCAAAGGAGAATTCATTTGTTGCAACTCCCGTTAGCATTCTGAGATAGATCTCGAGAAAGTGGCTGCCGATGTGATTCTGCAGCATGCTCATCTTCTGTTCGGGAGAGAGGAACGAGTACTGCGGATCGGTAAACAGCGGAGTCTTTTCGAGGGCTTTCTTGTTCAAAAGATCGACCTGGTCATATACCTCTACCGAATAATCTCGAGTAGGCACGGCCTGCACAATCGATCTCATGTCGGCATCAATACCCACCGGAGCGATATCATATTCGTTTTTGAGAACGAAACGAGACATCTCAAAAAGGAACTTTTGAGGCTTGAAGATGACATCCTGGAATTCGACATCGATCTTGTAGCAAGTCAAATTGACGACATCTACCTGCTTCTTGCTGTAGTTCTTGTCAAGCTTATCTAGGCGGATCTTTTCTCTGATGCTTTGAGTGAACCCGTTGGGTACGCCTACAGTGAGGATCCTACTGTTGAACGATTTCTTGCTAGCAAATCTGTCTTGAGCAAAGAACGCGTAAAAAGCGTTTCTAAGATTGCCTGAAATAGTAGTATCGTCGAGGATAGAAAGGTCATCCGTGGCCTGGCGAGCTTTGGCTGCTCCGATAGTTACATCGGCTCCTCTGGCCTTCGAAAAAAGCTTCAAGCGAACCTCATCCGTACTAGCTTTGGCTAGAATGAGTTGCTGCTCATTCATCAGATTTCCAAGATAACTTCGGTCTCCCAACGTAGAGATGACTTCGTTCAAGACTCTAACGGTCTCTCGATTCCTAACTCGATTGACGATTACTAGCGAAGAATCGACTACTCTTCGAAGCATCGCTGTAATTCCTATGATGCATTGAATCGTCAAATCTACTTCATCGGCTATCTTTGTCTGCACCAAGCTGACGCTAGCTCCTGTGTTAGTCTGCTTGTTAGAGATCGTGTAATACTCTCTACCAACAGAGCTGGAGCCGCGGGTGATAAATCGGTTGAGGAATCTTGTGTTGATATGATTATCGAAAACCGTCAGACACAGCTCCATGGCCAGAGCGACCACTAGAGAATCATTTATGTCGGAGTAACGGGTTCTAGTATCGACAAAAGCTTGATTACTCTTGAAGGCTTTCTGGATGGAAGCGATGGTGTTCTTCAAGAAGTTGAGAGCAGGAGATCCACGGCGGAGGCTGTTGGCGATATTTTCGGCCGTGATCTCATTAAAGCTTGATCCGAACTTGACATCTCGATAGGTCTGCATGGTCGAGGTGTAGTAGTACGGCTTAAACTGCGTCGTGTAGAAACCAAAGACGTTAAAGATGTCATTGTAGAGGTAGTTGAAGCGAGTAGTGACAAGAGCTGCCATCCTCGTCTGAATCTCTTGAATGATTCTGTCCAGTGCCGATTGGTCGTTGTTAACAAAAAGGGAAGTTCCCAGGGAAAAATTGATCTGTCGACGAATCTCGGCCTGGCCTACATTCGAAACAGACGGATTGCCTGAATTCGAAATGATTACGTACATGTAAAGCAGAGCCTTAAGAGTCTTGTCCTTATAAGCCAGATTCAGGAGAGCCGACATCGGATCGTTGGCAATCTCATACTTCGGAACCTGCCTACCAGACAACAGAGAATCGTAGATAACCTCTACAAACCGCTGTGGTGATTCCATCGTCGATCGATTGTTGTAAGACAGACGATAGTAGTGCGAGAATCCATCAGACGGAACCTGGTAGAAGAATCTCATTCTATCGACAAATTCGCTGAACTTGTTGGCAACCTGGTTTGTCGTGTTTGCATAATTCTCTAGCTTGCTAACATCGAGCGGAGAACCATCTGGGCTTGCAGTTTGCGCATTTTCGAAAATAGAATCGATCAGATATTCTGAGCCGGGTGTAAAGATCGATCCATCGAGTTCCAGATATTTGTTTTCGAACGGAAGCACCAAAATGTCTCCGTTCTGAATTTGAGCAGGAGAAACGATGGAGTTGGATCCACCAGCTGAATTAGCAAAAGCGTCGGTGATCTTGGTACCGATTCTACCAATCATGAAATCGAATATGTTGAAATTCGATCCTTGATTGTTGACCGTGTATCCATACGTCTGAGCCAGAAACGTCTGCGTATCTGAATTAGACAAAGCGGATGAGTATCTGAATTCTCTGGAGAGAAAGTGGGTGTAGAAAGATATCTTGTCTTCGGCACGAGAAAAAGCGGGAGCAAATGATTTTTCAATCTGCTCGAAGAAACTAGCCAGACGGGGGACGGCGGCTCCTACGGATCGACCGTTGAGCCGAGCGATATCATTGTAGACTGGGCTTTCAATATCGGTAGCGTTTCGACTTACGTCGTACCAAGTATTGTTGGCATTCGTGTTGATGCTGACGGCTTTGAAATCCGATTTTTGCCTATCGATCGATTGGTTCAGCAGCTTAGCCGAATAATTCGAAATGAGGTTCCGGAATTCGGCTAGTAACTGCAGATATATCTTCGTGCTAGCAAAACTAGCGATTCCTTGAGACTGATATCCAAACTTCGTTAGAAACTTCGAAGGAGTCATATACGTGTAGTTTCGCGAGACTCCCAGATAGGGAACGAACCACGCATAATAATCGTAGAAGTAGTTTCGGACGATTGTTTCCCAAGAGATGTTGAACGTATCCGATTTGAGATTAAAGGAATCCTTATTCGTTTCGAGAGCCCTAGACAAATCATAGAGATGATTGACGTTTCTGATCGTCGCCTCCATCGCTTCAAGAAATGCTACTTCTCTCTCTTCGAGATCTTTCTTAATATCCGGATCCTTCTCTTTCAACTCTTTGATCATCTTAGCGATATTGTAGTGATACAAGTTCTTGACCTGCAGCTGAATATCGATGAAGTCTCCGTAATCGTTGAGGCCTGACACAAAGTCCTTGCCCGTAAACGTACTAACGCTTTGCTTGTCGAAATTTTCATTGAAAATCGGTTTGAATTCCGTCAGCATCATGAGCTCGGGACGCTGGCTCGAGAGTCCCGTCAAGTTTTCATATGGAGAAAATTTCTTGTCAAGGGCTTGGAATTTCTGAGAAAAAGCCTTCTGATCAGAATCTCTGTTCGCTCTTGATTTGGTTGTAGTGACCGTGATAAGCGGAGCTAGCGGGCGAGTTTGAATCAATCGAAAAGGTTTAACCATCTCAGCGATAGGAAAACGATTGATCGAAATGGATGCTAGCGAAGATTTAGCTAGCAGATTAGACTTTCCCAAGTCTGAAGATATCGAAGCGGTAGAAGAAATCGGTTTGAATGCAACGACGGACCCCGCTGACAACGATGGGCTAGCTACCACTTTGGGAACAGTGGAGGATATAGAAGTCTTGCTCGAAATGGGTTGAATAGACAGCTTAGGAGCTACCGCAATCGATTTGAATGAGAGCGTATTCAGAAGAGCCATTATTGAGTCACCACTACAGAATTCGACTTCACTTCAGGTCCCATAGAGTAATTCGTAAAGACCGGAGTAATGTTGTATACGTAGTTACCAACATCGTTTGCTGACAAAGTATGGATAAACTCGTATTTCCTCTTCTCGTCGATGGCATGGACTTTGCCGATAGGAACTGACATTCCGTTCTCTTCGAGCACTATAATGAAGTTCTCAATAAGATTTGCTGCTCCATCGAGAGTCCACTGCAAAAGCACATGGTGGCGGTCATACTTGAATGCTCTGACATCTGTTAGTGTCAGTTGCTCTTGGGCGAAAGATACTTCCGTAAAGACCTGGTCTCCCACATTTCCAAATGACATATCATCTTTTGCATAACGAGAAAGCTGAGCTTCTCTTTCCAAGATATTGCCTTTCTTGAGCGTAATGGGGTGAAGAAATTTGGAAGGTTTATACGAATACGGCTTCTTCGTCACAGGGTCGATAGCAGACTTGTCGACGGTTTCAAATAGAGTCTCGGGTGCCCGAAGCAAAGTGCTAACATCATATCGATATCGATAGCCCGGTCGGAGAGGTTGAACCGAGTTAATTTTTCCTAGCTCTGAATCTGTAAAGAATTCAGACGTCACCACTCCAAAACTTTCGCGTTGACCGGTCGTCAAGTTGACACGGGTCACTTGATGGGCGATCAACTTCTTGAGTTTGTCTCTCTCTTTGAGAATGCTATCGGAGAAGAACTGAGAGAGTCCCTGCTTTTCTAGCAGATTTTTGACAGCGTCGAGGTTTCCGTCGACCAGCTTAGATTCGATCCTAAACGTCACGTCCGGGTTGATCGGATCGGTCGACGTTTGCAGATCGACGATTCTGGTATCGACCAGGTTTTCTACTAGTGGCAGATATTCGACGATAGCATAACCAGCGATATCGGAAGTACCGTTTCGGTATATCAGATCGACGGTGTACTCATATGTGTTATCTGACTTCGCCTGGTTGTCGACGATAGTGTAAACTTGGTCGTCTTGCGAGCGATCGACATAGATGACATCATCTCCGACGGTAGTGGGAGTCGACTCAAAAATCGTCTTGTTTCTTCTTAGGATTCGAAAAGCGACGACGTCGGGAGGCAACTCTCTGACATCAAGAGCCACTCCATTTTCAACAATTTTCGATGTCAACGAAACATACCGATACTTGTTCTTATTGCCACCGGGCGGGTTGATGACGATATTCGTAAATTCGTATCCAGGAATTCCATCCGAACTGACAGGGATGACTCGATAGACGCTAGTATCCTTTCTAGCAATATCGATGGGAATGCTAGCAAACCCCGCTCCCTTGGCGACGCTAAATTCTCCGATCAAGACATAATCGTCTAGCTCATTGGATATGTGAGAAACGAACTTCTTGTATACTCGCACGCTAGTAGCTCGAGGATCCTGTTGAAAGACTTGCAGCGTACCTTTGCTAAAGGAATCGTAACGAGCAAACTTCACTTCGGGCGCAATTTTGGGAGTGTTGAACATCCTCAAATGAAAAGCGACATCGATCTCCTGCTCGATCGAATCTACGATAACTCCGCACTTGTTGACGACGTCCAGCCTAACGAAGAATGTGCTGATAGAGCCTCGAGGAGAACTCATTTTTTCTGCTGATATAGAAACAGTGACAGGCACCTTGATCTTATCTTGCGGCACTGTCTCGATGACTTGAATGAGTTTCTCAGTGGTGATAGCGCTAGAAGTCGTGACCTTGAGCGTCGTGTTAGGCACCATTTGGGTGAATGTCTGACGAACGACGTTAGCATTCTCATCGTCTCCCCACCTGTATCCTGTCGGACGGTTGGGCTTGATGTAGACCCCTCTAAGATTGGCTATAGCCGAAACTCTATCTCGTGACAAGTTGACAACGCTTGATGGATCGACGCTCTTCTTGAGCATCATGCTCTTGATCGATTGCTTGACCGTCGACTGATAATCGATATCAGGCAAGGAATTACGATTTGTCTGCAAAATCGGATGTTCAAGATCTTCGTCATTTTCGACGGCAGCTACTTCCTTCAAGAAGACTTTTGTCTTATAAAGCTGAGTGATTCTAGAAGTATAGTTCTGAGTCTTTTGAAATGCTGGAGACCTAATGAAAGCAACAAGCTGATTGTTGACTCGAGAAGTCGCGTCAGAAATCGCATGCGCTAACAAATTTTGTTCATTAGACTTGGCAATACTTCTGTACGTTCGCTGCAATCCTTGAATGTTTGCAATTATCTCGGCGGCGGAAGCACGTTGTCCTTTTCTATTTTCAAAGATCGAGACCTCTCTCTTTCGAGTGGCAAACACGCTAACCTTGATCGTCGAAACACCGCTAGCGATGACCTCGCTTTGATTGATTCCATACGTGATCTGAAAGACCAAGCTGCCGTCGCTGGTCACGTCGACCAGCTCGGCGAAATCTTCGTCAAGAGTTATCTTCTTGGTTGTGCGCGGGGGAATTGCAAACATCAGTCAAACACCAACGTAAAAAGATGGATGAAAGTGTAATTTCCGTTGTCATCGACCATGACTTTGCCCAGAAAGTATACTTTTTTGATCGGGTGATCGGGATCATCAGTCCTGTGAGTGCCAAAGTCGATGGCTTCAAGCTTCAGAATGTCGTTCTTTCTGATTTCAAAAAATTGGGCTCCGATCCTATTATTGCGGCTAGTCGGATCGAAACGAACTGTCTTACAAAACCCAGTTCGTTCGGCCGTCAATAGTTCCTCTTCGAACTCAGAATAATCAGATCTATCTGTCGGGCCAAGTGCTGCATACTCTCCGATTCGGAATATTCTGGCCTGGTCTGGATTGGTCAGATCCACCGGATCCTCCGTCTTCATGACGGGTGGAAGATACATGAAGTTATCTAGATGCATCATCCTACGATCCTGGAAAAACGATTCCAGGTGATTGATATTGGCCGATTGAGCTCGAACATCGTCGATAGGATTTTCATCCGTGATTACAAACTCGATATCTGATGGACCGGCGAGGAAAAGATCGTTCTCGAAGATCGGATCTATCGTGCCGATCATTCGACATTTCTTGAAATTTTCCAAGGAAGAAGAAAGCAGGGAGGATGCCAGACTGGCAAATTGCTCATTTTCGATGAGCTCGTAATCGTTGGCAAAAGATCCGGTGATGTTGATGCTGCCTGAGAAAAGCTTGCCGCTTTTGACAAGAATGTTCTTGTCGTTTCGGAAGGGCATTAGCTTGCCAGAATCATCAGCCTCAAACGTGATCTGATCTTGCGGCAAGTGACAAGTTTCTAGATAGATTCGTTTGGTCGCGTCAGAGGATCCCGAGACTGCATCGGCCTCGTAAAATGTGGCTCCGTCGGTCAAAGATATCCATTCGATCTTGAATCTACCGGTAGAGATCTGCCTGCGACCCTCAAGTGTCACTTGCGTGTCTAGAATTCTAGTCTTGGAATCAAGCAGCCCCATCGTTGTCCATAAGTAAGAAGTTGGTCACGGAGACGAACTGTATTTCCTGATTCTAGGTCGCACGCGGACGTGGGTATACGTCTTCCTGAATCGATTCATATCGTAGGGTCCGACCGGGGGCGGATCCGGGAAAGGAGGTTCATCGGGTTCGACGTTGGATGTCGTGCCCAATTCGATGGTGTCCAACGTAGAAATACTAGCTGTCAGGCCCGTATAGTCAGAAGATCGAGCGATGAAGGTCGAAACATCTTGCGTAGAATCATCAGCGAATGAACTAGAGACGTAATAGTTTCGACGAGGTACGAAGGCGCCGGCGTCAGCAATCAGCATCTCAAACGGAATAAGCGGAGTAGTGGCGTTGTATACGGGTGAATGAGCTTCGAATATCTCTCCATAAATCTCTGTGGAAAAAGACGAAGAAATGATAGTACAAATCGACTCGGGATAATCTGTCGTCGAAAAGATGTAACCCACTGATGATGACACGTAATCAGACGAACTCACATGAGCCGACAGGGTCTCAGGAGATATCCTGTACCCGTCGTTAAGAGACTGAGTCACCATCAGAACGAGAGCCATTAAAATTGCTCTCCGAAGACGTTAGTATATCTGCCAGGTGGAATATTCGGAGCCCACTGCGTCATGATCTTGCCTTGGGAATGGGTCCGACCGAACACAGCAAACTTCCTACCATGAATCGTAGCGTGATTAGGAAGAGTGTGAACATACTTCAAATTACTGATTTCTCCAGCGACTCCGCGGCCCAACCCATCGATATAGACTGGAAAATTGAAGACGTCTATCTTTTTCAATGCGGGATTCAAAACTATTCTTCTCGCATAATACCGATAATAATGAATTTGCAGAGGCAGCCCCAAAGCTAAGGGCACGGCCTGAAATGCTGATCTGTCTAAGATTCCTCCTGTCCAGTAGTAATCTTGCCCGGTAGCCGAGTTGACCCCAGCATACGTCATACGTTCAGTGTTGTTTCCGAAGTGACGTAGACCATATACACCGCCTCCGCCGTGCCATGGCCATATCAGGTCAGAATAGTCTGTATTGTTAAATCCTAGATTATTCGTCAATGCTCCAAAAAAACAGTAGGCAGTCGAGGATGTTGACTGATCGATTGGATTGTATTTTCCAAAGTACGAGACATCGTAATTCGTTCCGCCATCATGACCCATCAAAAAGGTGACGCTATCTTCTGTGGCAATAAAGTGAAACAGCGTGCATCTAGTTCTTGTATTGTTCCAATCGATCCACAAAGAAACAGGATGCATACCAGAACGATCGACTCTCCAAACACCTCGTGGCTGATTGCTGATAGGGAACATGGCTAAGCGCGACGGGCCCGGAGTCCAAACGGGTCTAGACTTAGAATCAAATCCGTTATTGAGAGTCGTTCCTCCCCAGGGATTACCTCCGTCTTCTCTCACGGCGATTGAAAAACAAAATCCGCTGATTTTGCGAGACCAATCGTTATCAGCGGGTTCTCCGGCGCCGATACCAAATGATGCGTTGTTGGAAGAATCGCTTTGCTGGATCAATAACCAAAACGGAAGATTGGCGCTAGTGAACTCGAAAAGAGCCCAAGCATTATTACCAGGAGGCGGAGACGACTTTCTGTATTTGTAATCGCAATCGGACGCCTGATTGTTAAAATTGCATGCCCGACGCACAATGCCCATGGCTGCCGCCGTGGGAGAATTCAAAAAGCGATAGGTCGCGACGAACATGTCGTTGAATGCATGTCTGACTTCAACCTCTTGATTAGTAACAGGTCGCCAGATCGTGTGATTTACTGTTCCGTGTAAAGACATGATTCCTCAGGGAATGTAGAATGGCGTGCCGTCATATGTCACATCGTGATAGGGATAGATAGAAGACGTCCACGGAGTCACGATCGAAATATGAACCGGGTTGAAAGCATTGTAACTTGTAGTACCGTCTAACACGTTTCCAAACAGATACGGATAACAATGAAACGCTGCCTTGGTTTTCTGAGCATTAAGAGAATAATGCTGAATCCCGCCGCCGACGATCTTAAGATCTCGGGCGACTCCGATATATCCTGCAGCGCCGGTGCCGTACGAATTTTCTCCTACATAAAGATAAGGGGTCCATTCATCAATCCAGGCCGATCCCGAAGGTTGAGCAACATTTCCAGCTGACATGCCATGGATCGTATACGGGAAGATAGAAGGCATGGACCAATGCATACAACGTACTGGGCTGCTTGAAGCTGATGGATTGACGGCGATTCCTCCTTGGCTGACTCCATTAACTGCAAAATCAGAACCGGCTAAGCCACCAAAAGTCGATGCATCGACTTGGCCGCCATTAAGAGACCCAAAGCCTTGAAACCCGGCAACTTCATGCATAAATGAATCGTACGTGCCGTGGCCATTGGACATTCGTCCTTTGAAGTTGGCCATGAAATAGTGTGGACACGTACCGCTCAACTGCGGAATCGGTACGTACTTTCCGAAGTGATCCCAATAGCATATGCCGTTGCCGCCCGCGTCATTGAGAAGTATATACCAGTCGGGTCCGGCAAAAAAATGAGCAAACGATGTGGGTTCGAACGTGCTATCATATACAGTCAAATCTTCTACGTTATCAGAAAATGCGCCGGCACAGTTTTGTTTGGTTGTATTATGGGCGCCGCCGGGATTGTTAGAACGAGGCCAAACGTAGAGCGTACCTGATCCTCCGCCGGCAGTAGCTGACCAAACAGGCGTGCCTTTAGTGTCGATACCACTGCTAGATGTCGATCCATTCCATGGACAACCTCCGTCAGAACGACAAGCGATAGCGATCGACCAGTGACGATTATTTACGCTAGTTCCTCCGTCTGATAGGGCGGGGGCAGCAACGCCACCGGTGTCAGACCCTCCATCAAATCCGCACCACGCGTGCAACCAAAAAGGAGGATCGGCCTGCGTAAATTCAAAAGTATACCACGCACGCTCGCCGTGGGGTTTGTATCCCGAATCAATTGTGTTCATACCTCCATTTGGAGATCCAGAACCTGTATGATAAGCTCGTAAACGCACACCCATCGGGGCGCATGTGCCCGACAAAAATCTAAAGAAATTGATGAACGTGTGATCGTATACGATCAAACGAGCTGCGGGGGACGGATAGTATGGGTCAGGAGACGACGCGTATCTCCACCCTTGGTTGACTAGTCCTGCCATTGGCATTAGAAAGAAATTCCTCCCCGACCACCAGCTGTGCCGGGATCAGATACGCCGTCCCAAGGAATGGCAAGTTTGATAGAATTCACTTGCGCATCTCCGACGACGGCCCACTGCTTATTGTTGATGGTCGTGTTAGATGGTAAACCGAAGACCATGTAGAAAGTACTGATTTCTCCGAGTTTGCCGTAACCAAAATGATCTCCAAAACATGCGATAGGCACAGTAAACATATCGAATTTTCCGGGAGTTCGACCTGTTGGTTCGGAAACAGCTCGATTAGGATGTCTGAGATAGACGGGCGTCAAAAGATTCGTGTCCTCCATCAGTTGATTTCTGTCGATGATGACAGCCTCGACCCGATTCGTGTAAACGTTGTTGGCACCTCCTCCGATCCATGTTTCATTGAGACCGTGATCCGGATTGGCGGATGATCCAGACGATGCAAAAGCTGTCGTCTGGATCGACCTTTCTCCAAAGGCTCTAATCGATCCAACAATGGATTCTCCATAACGGGGAAGGATAGGTCGATTGGGAGAACTATCCGTGTTCATCAGTTGAAGACACACGTAGTTGCACCAATTTAAACTCTCGGACAAGGCCGTTCGAATCTGATCATATTTGCCGACATAAAAGAAGCAGCTATAATTTCCGATGCCTTTCGGATCCATGACAAAAAGCAATGAATCTTCAGAAGCAATGACATGATAAATTCCGGAATTTTTGTCATAAGAAGCCGATGGGTTTGGGGCAAACGTCGAATCTTCGCCTCCCGTCTGACCTCTAACCCTACCGGCACGAGGAGTCAATCTCATGACACCATCTGCGGCTGCTTTTCTGTCTCCTCCATCTCCCGAGGCTCTAGGAAATATAACAGATCCGCTATTCCAAACAGGAGTAGGCTTGATGTCGGTACCATTGTTTGGCATCGAAGCGCTACCAAACGGATTTCCTCCGTCTTGTCGAAAAGCGCATGAGATGAAGACACCTGATTCGTTTACGTTTGGGCCTCCAACAGACTGCGGATATGTCGGGTTAGTTGGAAAACTGCTTGGATTCAATCCAGCATTATAACTGTAGCCGTGAAACTGTAAGCAAATCCACAGGGGCGGAGTCGAATTCGTAAACTCAAAGACTCCAAAAGCATTATTGCCTGCAGGGGCAGCCTCGTCCCAATAGCCCATAGAAGAACTACCTCCTGATCTCCACCCGTAGTTGTATAGAAGATCATTATTTCTGCCGTAATTGTGAGCCCTAAGTCTGATTCCTAGACTCTGACCTGCGCTACCTGACAGAAATTTGAAGAGCGTCACAAAGATTTGCTGGTCGATGGTGCCCATCGCTCCGAGCGACAGTGCGTTATCGAACCACGGGGATCGATAATCGGCCTCGCAATTGAGTAATCCTCGGAACGTCATACCCACACCGTTCCATATCGATTCCCAAACAACCCATATTCGGTGTTGGGGTCCCACGGGATGATCATTTTATTTGTGCCGGTAGCGGGATTACCGATGATAAGTTCAGAATCCGAAAAGAAATGACCGTGTCTGACATTTTTAGCGATTTTGAAGAATGTCAGACGTCCCATGTAGCCATAGCGACTCGGATACTCGAAACCTAGAACATCCGGATAGACAGTCAGGTGTTTGAAATTTCCCGAATTATCGTGGATCATTAGCATGTTGGGAATCTGCTTAAGATCATCATTCATGTGAGGCGGAATCCCAAGCAGACATCCAACACTGTGACGACGAGCATGATGATAGACGCCTCCGTTGATCGCCTGGCGCGGGCCCGTATTCAGATACGGTTGCATGAAGTTGTTAGTCGTATTGCTAGTAACTGTCGATGTCGAATTTGCTTGCACACAACCGTATGGTGTGTACTGCTCTTGCAAATTCTCTGCTAGAATCAGCGATTTGCTAGTGTCATCATAGCAGTTGTTTCGATAAAGACAAACATAAGGAGCCGGATTGTCAGCGTGATATGGCTTAAACTTTCCGTAATAGAAAAGACTACCCGTATTGCCCTGGCCGTTAACATCAAAAAAAATCAATATGTTGTCTTGATCGAACATGACGTGATACAGCATGTTGAAAGCGTCAAAAGGCAAAGCGGACGGATTAGGATTGTGCTGCGTCGTATTATATCCTGGGTTGTATACTATCGACGTTTCATGAATGATAGGAATCATTCGATTGGCGGTCAAAAATTCCCAGCCACCCGGATCATTTGTCCGAGGAAACTTAACAGCATCAGCTAACCAAACGGGCTGTGCTTTTGTATCAGCTCCATTGTTATTCGTGGTTCCCGTCCAGGGAGAACTTCCATCGAGCATATATGCTATAGCAATATTGACTCCGTTATTCCTATTTTGACTAGTCGGAACAGCATTCGTCATAATGCTTTGAGTCGAGGCAGGGTTACCGGGAGGCTCTCCAAACCTCTGATAGTTGAAATCTATAGATTCCTTAGCGAATTGAATCAATACCCAGAACGGTACGGTAGCTTGAGTGAATTCGTACAGTACCCACGCGTTGTTTCCAGGAGGAGATCCCGCATCCCACCTCGTCAGACCATTTCCTGGATTAGTCATGATATTCGCTTCAGAAAATCTAGAGATGTTATTCGAAGCGTTTCCTGTCAGACCAAAATTGCTGGCCCGACGAACAATACCATAACTCGAGGCCATCGAAGAATCGAAGGCAGTGACTAGGTTCGTAAAAATGTCGATGATGCTGATGTTAAACGTATGTTCGCCGGTATAGCCCGAAACATATCGACGAAACATCCGACCTTCAGCTGAGCAATTGAGAATACCTTTGGGCATGATGAGTCAACGGGCCTGTCCCAGCCTCGACCCATAAATACCTGGTTGCGTTCCTGTGAACCACGGAACGACCGCTTTGAAAGTTCCCATCTTGGGATTACCGAACGCCGCCAGCGACCCCGTATTGAGCAATGCATTGCTCGGCAAATTAGAGATGATGGAAAACCAACGAATTTCTCCGAGAAGAGATCGACGCTCTGGGAATTCATTCATATACACTAGCGGATAGCTAGTCAACCACGGTCCCCTAATGTCGGTTTGAAACCTTCTAGGACTGTCAAAATTCGAATAAGGAAATGCATCGAGGCTGCAACCTACTACAGAAGCAGATGTCGGATGAGTCACTCCTCCTTGATGATAACACGTATCTCCCATAGTCTGATCTGCATACTGATTTGATGAGATCATCTGTCCCATGTCAAATCCGCCGTACACTTGATTGTTGCCGATAGACAAGATGCCGGCATCATCGTTGTTATTGCAATATTTGTGTAGAGCGATCCGCGGTGCGATCGAACTGGATACGTACGGAACATATGGTCCGTAATAAAGCATTGAATAGAGACCGACGCCCGAATGATCGATTAGAATACAAAATTTGTCTTCTTCGAGAATCGTATGATACAGTACGGCGGCATCGTCGTTGTATTTCGCGTATCCCGCATCAATCCCAATGCTAGCAAAGCTTCGTTGAGGGGCTCCGGCGAGGCCGTCGCCAATACCTGCTCGAAACACGCAATTCTGCTCATAGAGCAAACCAAACATTAGATCTTTGTTTGAGGCAAAAACTCCTCGATCGTTGTTTGCTCGAGGAAAAACCATCGCATTGTTTTTCCACAGCGGAGCCCCTTTCGTGTCGGCTCCATCGTTATTCGTCGTTCCATTCCAAGGAGACGAACCATCGTTCATGAATGCTACAGAGATACCCACACCGGCGAGACGACTATGATTCGACGCTTGAAGCATTGAAATATTGGCGGCATTGACCGACGCGTTAGTATAGGGGCTTCCGATCGACCCGCTAGCTTGCCCGCCCGAGCCGCTGAGACCAAAACCTGGAGCTGCGAGAGTGTACCCATATTCAGTGTTGAATGCAGCACTCGTCGAAGCCGCTCCCCATTGCATACAAATCCAGAAAGAAGGAGATCCTTGCGTAAACTCGAAGGCCGCCCAAGCGTGATTTCCCATGGGATTGGGTTGATCCCAATACGCTGTGCCCGTGCCGGCGGCCGAGCCGGTCGTCTCCTCAGGCATCGGAAAGCATAGATTTGGAGTCTGACCTCCGCGAAAATAAGCCCTTCTTTGAATTCCTAAGCTCTGAGCATCTGCGCTACTAAAATAGTTGAACAGAGTGACAAACATCTCTTGTGAGATGTACGCGTTACCATAACCTCTCAACTCATTGAGAATGGGAGAAATATCTGTCTGATAGGGATGATGTTGACCATGCCCATCGATATAACAGTTGAGAAGACCTTTTCGGGCCATCAGACAAAAGACCTCGTGAACTGGACGCCAAGTCGACTAGTCAATGAATAAGGTTGCACCGATCCCGTCCACGGAACGATCATCTTGAGGTACGTGTTCCAAGGTCGATTCATTGTAAACGCAAGATGCACATTGAAAGCTGCATAATCTCCAGAAGATGAGACGGCGGCAGTTGGAATTCCCCATCCCATCCTGAAGAAGTTGATCATTCCCAAATAGCCATAGTGGTTGGGATCTTCGAAAATCGCCAACTGGGGACGGTGCAGATCATAACGATTGGATGCCGTCGTCATCGATTTGTTAGGATGATATCGAGACTGCATGAAAAGTGCGTTCAACAACACTTTGCAGGTTCGAACTCCAAAAGATGACGATGGGTGCACAATTCCTCCCGGAAACGTCGTATTCGTCAAAGTACCGGCCGTGGATCCATAATCGGCAGTATATGTCATGGGAGCTCTATCGGTTGAATCTGTATACAGACCCATGCTGACATACGGAAAATCCGGAGTGATATCGGAACGAGACGTATATTTCCCAAAATAGATGACGCTATAATTGCCCAGTGCCCCGGGATCAGCCATGAAAAGGAAATTGTTCTCATCAGCAAAGAAATGAGTAACGGCTCCCGTACCGCCCTCAGTCGTCATATTGAATAGATCGGCCTGTGAGTAGTTAGTCGATCTGAAGAATGTCATCATATTTTCTTTGTTAGTTAGATGACTTCCTGTCGGATTGTTCGAACGAGGAAAAACAAAAAGCGGAGCTGACGCGGATGTCCACACGGGCGTGCTTTTAGTGTCAGCTCCATTACTAGCTGTCGTACCGCCCCACGCGTTGGCACCGCCCGAACAAAATGCGACGGCCACAGCTATACGATACTGCCCGGCGGCACCATCAGCCAGGCCAGGGTTACCCGGAGACGTACCAAAGTTAACGTTCTCTGTATATTGAATCAGAGTGTAAAAGGGCACAGTGGCTGAAGCAAATTTGAAACAAGCCCATGCGTTATGACTAGCAGACAACGGACTGTCCCAAAATCCAAATCCTGTGCCGTTAGATCCGCTATTATTAGCGATTAGTTGAACTCCGATCGGGGCGCAAGTACTACTCAAGAAGTTATAAAGATTGACAAAAGCTTCTTGATAGACTCGACGAGAAGTATATCTGTGTTCAATAGAGGCTACTAGCGTCATGTCGCGACCGTCGTAATGCTTCCTGTCAACCCAGAGGAGGACGAATTAGTTCCAATTAGAGTGGTGCCGTTCCAAGGGATGACCATCTTTTGTCTCAAAAATGAGAACGGATCCGAAAGATCGACCGAAAGATTCGATCCCAATCCGGTCGTGCCGGCGTTACCGACCACAGCATACTTCAGATCAGATGTCTGATCGTGAGATGCTAGACCCGAGACAGCTCTTATCAGATCGTTCAACCTTCCTAAATAGGAGATGCCGGGATGCGACCGACCGGCTGATCCTGTCAACCACACGCCGATCGGATATCGATCATATTGCGGAGTCCCATTGCCGATCAAGCGATTTGGGTTCAAATCCGGATCTCGAGATCTATTGGGAAGATCGAGCATGACAGACGATACGCCTTGAGACGCGGTCGGATACCAAGATCCGCCTTCCCAAGCGTTGAATCCTTGCCAACTACCCCATACAACCGGTTCGACGAAGACTGAGTCGATAATGGATCTACCGACAGGAATCGTGGGTTCATTACGAGCCCCTTCCATGGTTGCCAAAAACACGTAGGGGACTTGCATCGTCCACGGGTAATCGGGACGAACTTCCTTTAGCGGAATGTACTTACCGAAGTAACAAAACCTGTATTGCGACGTAAATCCTGCGGCCTGCGGGTCGCTGGACACAATCAGAAGATTATCCGGATCGGCCAACAAATGATAGCGCATATGCCAAGTCGACTGTGCCGTTCCTCTGTCAAAAGACACAGGAAACAGATTGTTAGAAGAAGTAGCGTGATGTCCTCCAAGCGAGGCTGTCGTTGGGTAAGAAGACAAAGCGGCGTTCGAAATAGGAAAAACTCCCAAAGTACTCGAACCCGCTGTCCACGGATAGGAAAAGTTAGGAATTGCCTGGCTCGCGCTCGCAATTCCTTGTTGCGCGGCGGGAATAAACAGGCCAGTCTGACTACCCGTTGCCAAATTCCATGCCGGACCGCCATCGGCTCTTTGCGCGATCTGGATGCCTAATCCGCCGCCGCGCATACGCTGGTCACCGCCCGTTGTTCTACTCGAACCAAGATAGTAAAAACCTGTTCGGGCAAAGATTGTGTAATCCCCTTCTGTAAAAGAAGAGGGAATTCCTTCTTCTGTTCGGGTTCGCAATGCGTAATCATTTCCCCCTGCTCCTGAAGGCGGACAGTCGATATTGGTCGGTGCGCCGATCGCGACCTGCTGCGTGTTCGTTCTGTAGCCGGCTTGACTAGAGATAGAGTCTGTCGTATCACCTGTCCACGTCGCTTGTGGACGACCTTCACGCGTTCTAGAACCGCTAAAATAATGAAGAAAAACATCAAAAGGAATCGAGGCAGAAGCAAAACGAATGCAGCACCATTGTCCAGAAGTTCCTCCGTGGACGATATCCCAGACATAAAAGGCATACCCTTTTCGAGAAGAGTTGGCGCCGGCGCAGCCCGGGTCAGCAGGATTAAAATTATCCTGGATTGTGTTTGCAGCGGCGGGTCCAGTAGCGTTTTGCAGCCTTTGATTGGAATACGTAAATCCGTCTCCTTGCGCAACCAATTGCGTACCCAAAGAAGACGAGTTATTAAGCAGAAAATTCTTTATCTGAGAGAACAACGCTTCATTTAGCGGTCCTTCAGTCGAATTCGTGGTCGTCAACAGACCGTCTAGTTGAACGGTATACGTCGGCATTAGTATGGACTCAATCGACCCTGGTACGCGTCCGGAATGGGCGGATCATCTGACACTCTAAAGACCCAAATCTGCTTGGCTCGAATGTACGAATATACCTTCTGGAAGCGTTCCCTATCTAGATTATAATCTTTGACCCCAAAGACGACAGGAGGAAACGCCGGCAAAAGAGTCGTAAAGTAATCGCCTGCATAAAGCGGTTCAGTCACGTGAAAATATCCTTCCTCTTCTGTTTCCTCCCGAACCGGCGGGAGACAAATTATCCCAGGGAATCAAAAGCTTGGCCGTATACGGCGTCGTGCTACCAAAAATAGCCCACTGTCTCGTTCTTGAGACGCCTCGAGGCACTGTTCCATAGACTATTCTGAAGAAGTCGATCGTACCGAGGTAACCGTATTGGTTGGGATCCTCATCCAAAAGCAAGAAGTAGACAAATTGATCAAACTTGTGCGGAAATCCAAACATCGTATTGGGATGCAAATTGACAGTGTTGACAAACGTTCTCATCAATTCAAGAGAACATTGCCTTACTCCAAAGGCAGCAACTGGGTGGGCTACGCCTCCTTCTTCTGGAGTTCCGTCTAACGTACCAAATTTGTGTGGTCTGATCTTAAAGGGCGGATCGTTATTACTGCCTGTTGTACACAAGCAGACATACGGAACTTCAGGAACCAGCCCGGGGCGAGCATTGTATTTACCGAAATACCAAAATGTTGAGCTACCTGAATTGCCGACGTCGGTGACGATCAGGAGATTTTCTCGATTGGCAACAACGGAAACTGTAGAGTGCCTGCCTGCCATCGAGTTATTCGACACGAGAGGAAACATATTGTGACGTCTATAATTGACAGATGGATTGAATGCCGAACTTGTCACATCGAAGCTTCCCGATTGACCATTTGAGCGAGGCCAGACGCAAAGCTGTGATGATCCGGATATCCAAACAGGATTTCCCTTAACGGCTCCGCCGATGGTCATGGTCCCGTTCCACGGATTACCACCATCGGCTCTGCAAGCCACGGCTATAGCCGTGGCTCCATGTATGTGTTGAAATCCCGGAGTAAGAATTCTTTCGTTTCCCGTCGGACCGATAGAGTTACCGTAGAGAGATGCTGTTAGCGTCGTCGAGGTGGCCGGAGCAAAAGCCTGCTCATTTGAACCAAAGACAGATCCTGACGAAAACTGCAGCAAAACATAGAAGGGCGGATTCGCCATGTTGAACCGAAAAAGAGCAATGGAATTGTTTCCCACTCTGTTCGGTTCATCAGAATAATTCATGCCTCCGATACCCGGAGACGAAAGAGTACCCGTATTGTAGGCAAGAAGTTCAATTCCTTCTCCGACAGCATAGCTGCTAGACAGGAATTGGAATATCGTCATGTAATAATCAGTGCCCGGACTCGGAGTCGGTCTGATCCTATTTTCGATGAATCCAATGGTTGCCATGAGTACTCAATAAGTAGTCGTAAACGTTAGCTGCGTGCCCGTCACATTCAACCGAGTTCCTGGAGTGAAAAGAGATCCTGTAAGCCACGGCACGGTGAATTTGACGCTTCCAGTAGCTGAATTTCCGAAGGCACATCGAAGGCTTTCGGAAAATACGGTGTGGGTGCTGACTCCCCAAAGAGCTCGCATGAATCGAATGCTGCCGCAGAATCCAAAGGTCTGGCCTTCGGGATCGTACGCGGCCAAGCCCCAAGGAAATTCATCGTAGATAGGATAATTGGCCGCCGATTGAAACAAACGAGCGGGTGTGAATTTGGAATCGCTGATGAATGTCGGGATCTCGAGAGCGGCAGCGAAGCAACCGCTGATGCATGTCGGAAAAGCGACGCCACCGTCAAAAGACGATGTTCCCATCCTATCGCCGTAATACGAACCCGAAGACAAGGGGGAGAAAGGAGGATCTCCGACGGGACCCGATAGGTGATTGATCATCACATATCTCATCTTCGAATTGAAGCCGACAGCTTCTTCATACGGCCCGAAATACATTCCGGAATAATTGAATGAATTGCTGGCAGTGCCGAAGTTCTTGATGAACATGAAGGCATCGCCGTCGGCCATTATGTGCCACAGCAGCTGCTGGCTCGAACTCTGAATATCTTTTTGAGCTACGATGCAGGAATACTGGGATCGAGCAACGGCATGCTCGGCGGCGCCCGCGGCCCACCTCTGATTAAACCCGGGAGCGCTATAAACCAAACCATTTCGATCGCGACCCGGAACATCGTTGTTCGAACGAGGAAAGATAACGACGTCATTGGATGCCGTGTTCCAGGGACACGGAGCATTTTTTCTGTCTTTTCCGTTGGAGAATCTGCTTCCGTTCCAGATATCAATTTCTCCGAGGCGCGCCAAGCTGTACGGAAGGGCCGCAAATTGAATTCCGACGCCGCCTCGACTGACGGACGGAGCGTTTCCCATCAACGTACCTTGGGCTCCATCTTCAAGATTTCCGAACGGAAACGAATCGACGGATGCCGTTGCATACTGTAGCAACATGAAAAACGGATTTTCGGCATTCGACCAATAAAAGCAGGCCCAAGCGTTGTTGCTTGAAGATGCTTCCGTATTTCCATAATACATACCCGCGCCGAAAGGATAGCTTCCGGTGTTGTAGGCTACTCTTCGAATGCCGACCTTAGGTCCGTACTCGTCAAGCAGAAAAAAGATAGAAGCAAACACTTCGGCCGAGGCCTTGATGGACCCGGTCATGAAGTGATTGATGGACTGTATCAGAGTAGCCATTACACGCTTTCTTTAACTAGCTTCTTGCGTCCTTTGCAACTTTCTGATATATTCTTTCTTGCCTGCTCTGAGAACACTCTGGGAACTTCTCGCTTTCCCAATTTCTTTCCTTTATTCCAAGGAGGCTTTCCGTTACGAGCTTCGCTTAATTTTTGACGTGTCTCTTCAGAGCGTTTGCGCCCAGTGTGGATGAGAACGGCAGATTTAGCTAATTTTTCTTTTGTCTCGTCAGTGTGATGCCAGCCTCGTTGATTATCTCCTATTCTTTTTCGGGTTTCTTCGGAAGGTTGCCACCCAGAAGTTCCGTCTCCTCCTTGCGTAAAGTTAGCTCCCTATTGTCCGGGTTCATGATTCATGAACGTCTTATATCGAGCAATCAACTCTCGTTCTTTTTCGAAGGCTTCTTGTTCGTTGTCTGTTTCAAACTCGACACAACGATTGATTCCATACTTTTTCGTTATCGATTCGTGTAAATCATTCCTCTTAAATCACGAACCCGACCTTCAGATCCCTTTCCTAGGTAGAAGGGTCTCGGATCGGGTTCTTTCGTATAGTCGACGTACACTTTGAACTTCACAGTTCAATTATACGCTAAAGTAGGCAACTCAGAAAGAGTCAGAGAATTTTGCTGGCAAGGGTTGCCAATTGGCTGCGCTCCCCCTTGTTCAATGTAATGTGTCCAGAGATGCAGTAGCCCTTGAAAGCTTCGACTGCGTTTGTCAGTCCGTTGCTATACATGTCAAGATGAGAATTATCGATCTGCTCGATGTCTCCCGTCAACACGATTTTGGATCCTTCGCCGGCGCGCGTGATGATCGTCTTAAGCTCATGCATCGATAGGTTCTGCGCCTCGTCGATGATGATGTACGAATTGGGAATCGATCGACCTCGGATATAGGTGATGGCTTCGATTTCGATCTTTCTATTTCTCAATAGCAGATCGAGATAAGGCTCATCCTTTCTCGTCTTTTTAGCTCGACAAAGGTGATCGAGATTGTCCTTGATGGGAGCAATCCACGGATCCATCTTTTCTTGCAGTGTTCCGGGAAGGAAGCCGATATCCCTGCCGACAGGCTGCACCGGACGAGTGATGATTAATCGATCGTATTTTGCCGGCGCCTCGAGGACGTGCTGCATACCTGCAGCGACAGCCAAAAGGGTCTTTCCTGTGCCGGCGGCACCGCACAAAGTAACGAGCTTGACAGAGTTGTCGAACAACAGATCTAGAGAAAACCGCTGCTCTATATTTCGAGGCTTCAAACCAAAGGCTTGATCGACATCTTTGATCTTGACCAGAAACCCGGGCTCTTTGGCCCGGGCCAGAACAGACTTGCTAGGATCGCTGTGAGTTCTCAGATTGACATAGTGGTTAGGAAAGAAATCGTGAGTATACTGAACCCATCCTTCTTCGCACAGCGCGTCGATGACATCATCTTCGACATCGATAGTATCGTAACCGGTGTAGAAAGCCGAGCTATCGCTAACAGGACGAGCCTTGAGATAATCTTCGGAAGGCAAGCCGAGAGAGTCGCACTTAACTCGGACATTGATGTCCTTGCTAATCATGCGAACGTCTCGGGGTTTGCCCCTCACGGTTTTCTGAGCTTCTTGAAGGGCAGTTGCGATAATGACATTATCGCAACGAGATGTATCTTGCAGTTCGAGAGGCAGCTTTTTGATGGCTTTCTGATCGACGGATGCTACACGTAGAATGCTCTTCGTCCTTTCGATCTTGACTCCCTTGCTTAGATTGCCGTCCTTTCTCAGATCATCTAGCAATCGATTGACTTGACGGGCGGAACGTCCCCTGTCATCGGGGTAATTCTTGAGACGATCCAATTCCTCGAGCACGATCAACGGAATCACGATCTCGCAGTTTTCAAATGCGTAAATCGCGTTGCTGTCGGTGATCAGGACATTCGTGTCAAGAACATACGTTTTTTCCATCATATTCCTACTTTCATTCACTTCAATAATCTGTACAGGATCAATAAGCGCAGTACATTCAAAGCTATATCCACATGGAAGGCAAAAAGCTAGCAGTCATCCAAGACAATGTAGTCGAAGGAATCACATGTTTTTCGATCCAAGCCAAGTATGGCGTCGCCTGTCAGAGAAAAGACTGTCGTAACTGGATCGATCATCAAGATTCACAGAACTGTGCCATCATCGCCGCTCAAGACGGTCCTAAGACCCTTCAGGACGTTGGCAAAATTTTCGGACTTACTAGGATGCGGATCTGTCAGATCGAGAAGAATATCAGTCGAAAGATCAAGGATCTGTACTGACAACCTTCTTCTCTTTCTTACCAGGCTTCTTCTTAGAAGTCTCTTCGGACTCAGTCACATCTTGCTTCGATTCCTCGACGACTTCGACTTCAGTCTTAGTCTCTTCAGGTTCGAGTTGAACGAGAGCATTCTTTACTTTAAGCTCGTCGACGACGACCGTAGCCATAACAGGTTCGGGACCGGGACCGGGACCAGTTCCGCGTGGAACTAGTCGACCCTTCTTGTCGACCTTATTGTGGGGCAATCGAGGATCAAGGTTTTGCAGAGCGATTTCAGTTCTTACTGCTCTAGTTGACATGCATTCCTCGTATCATAAGTAGGTCCTCTCTGGGATCCGATCACTTTAAAAGACAACGGCCCTTGCGGGCCGTTGGCAGCTAATAGCCTCGTGGTCAAAAGATCACTTGGCGGTCGCCTTAGCGGCCTTCTTACCCTTATCGAGAGCGACGCTCTGCTTCACAAGATCCCCCGTCGCCTTCTTCAGAGCACGAAGACCCTTACGAGCCCGCACACCTGCCGCGGCATTTCCGGCAGCGTTCTTGTGAACGTCAAGATCGAGACCCTCGATCAGCTTCTTCAGATCGGACCACTTCGACAGAACTGCATCATTATCACTCATGAGATGACCTCCCCAATCGTTTTGATTGGATATCCATAAATATATCGCTCCTTGGGCGACTGTAAAAATAAATGTTCTGTAGTTCGCGCACGAATTAACCAGAACCGATAATCTTGTCAACGATGCCGAGCTTGATGGCTTCCATGGGAGTCATGTAATGATCGTGCCCTTTGATCATGATTTCCTGGACATGCTCTTTTGTCATTTTTGTCTCTTTAGACAAAGACTCGACCATCAACATTTGCAAACGCTGAGTCTCTTGAGCATCATTCATGACCTGAAAGACGTTACCTGAGTGTGAAGTAGAGACGGCGTGCATCATGATACGAGCATTCTTTCCTATTAGCCTCTTTCCTTTGACTCCGGCTGACAGCAGAAGGACGCCGGCGGACATGACTTTTCCTAGGGCCACTGTGTGCACAGGACAGGGTAAAAATTTGATCGTATCGTATAGGCTGAACATCTCATCGATGGAGCCTCCGTACGTGCTAATGATCAAGTAAATGGGAAATGACGGATTCTGATTAGCCAAACTGATCAGCTGAATAATGATAGTAGAGATCGAATGCTCATTGACGTCTCCAGATAGGAAGACGATGCGGTCGTTCGAATTTTCGGGACTGACGAGGACTAGCTCTGAGTCCGAACTGTTTTTTTCGGCCGGACGGGCCGCATTACTGACTCTTCTGCCCATCGACATCCGTCCTTTCGATCAAAAAGCAACTATTTCCGATATCTTTCAACAACTCCACAATTCTAACGTGAGCTTCGTGATCTTCCATCTCTAGTGCCAACAATCTAATGATGGTCAGGATCTGCTGATCATCTACTCCAAACTGGACGATAGACCTGACGATATCTCGACAGTCATTCATCCTTTTGGCATCCTTGTCGACGCCAAGAGTGCCGTAAAATTTCTTTTCGTCTTGCATTACTCCTCGAATTCTTGCGTGTCGACTCGATACAATTCGTTGCCCAAGATCCTAACGTACTTGACGTATCTGATCTTGTCCACAGATTCGTCGGATAAAACGACGTGCTCTCCCCACCTTTGATTCTCAACGATAAATTGGGCGGCCTCCCATTGAGTCATGTCCAAGTCATGCTGTTCTAGTATCTTTGCAAGATTAGGCGGCACAGACGACTTGATATCATCAAACGTCACTAACGACTTGGACTCTTCCTTGCCGGTCAATATCTTAGATCGACCGATATCCAGGATACGATGCAAGACTCCGCAATTTGGACACTGGACAATTTTCGGTTTAACTCTATCGTCTTCGACGACGGAAAAAACCACGAAATGAAACAGGGGCGGGTCCTTGCGGCTCATGTGTTGAGCTAGGATGCAATTGCACCGGATCGAGTGTCTCTGGCCCGACAACATTTACTAAATTCCCATCCAGCTCAGGACTCGTCGAAATGTCGACGGGCTCATCATTTTTTTTTAGCATCCTCGTTTGCGACGAAAGCCTTGTCAATATCCTTTTGAAACTGTTTGACAGAACTTTCGAACGCCGAATCGACAGAAGCCTGAACAAGGTAAATTAGCTTCGTCTGATACTCTTGGGGAACGACGATCTCTTTGCTAGAAATCGCTTTCAGTAAGTTCCTTGCAACGACATCTTTGATCGTGGTCGACAGGGTCCAAGCCGACTTGGTTAGATCATTCTTCAGTTTCTGGTTGCTCATGAGACTCTTACATGAATGTAAAACATACTTATAGAGCGTTAAACATGTCTCCTACGCTCAAAGAACTTTATGATCAGAAGAGGTTGCTGGAGGCCCTGGACCAGCAGAAGCTGCAGCAGATGGTCCAGACTATCGGTACGTTAGAGGGCATGATAGCTCCTATCCGTAACAAAGTACCTCAGCTGAATCAGGCGATCAATCAAGCCAAAGAGCTAGCAGCACAAAAGCTATCAGGGGAAGGCGGGCTCTGGAAAAAGTTGGCGCAAAATGTCAACGACAAATACAAGATCGTCGATGATCTAAAAGATTTCATCACCTTCGAAGCTAGCATGCTTCAGGGTTTGAGGGCGATGCCGACAGTCATTTCTCTCCTGAAGAAAATGAATGTAGATCCGAAGGCCCAGGGTCCGCAAGCCGATCAGCCCCTCAGTCAGGCTTTTGCCAAATCTCCTGCCAATCGTACCCAAATCGTCAAAGTCTTGCAAAACGCCTTCACTCCTCCCGGCGGAATATTCGGTAACAAGAAGATGCCCTTTGTCAAGGACGTTGGCTTGATGGCTACCGAATTCTTCAATTTGACTCCTGCTGAGATGGAACAGCTGGCTAATCGTGCCAAGTCCGCGCCTGGACTACCTATCTCTAGCCAAGATGCTAAGATGATATCTCAGGCTAATCCAGCTCAAGCAGCCAATCAAATGGCCGGCGGACAAGAACAGCAGACGACGGGTAAGGACGCCTCAGGCAAATCTGTTGGAGTACAACCCACGCAAGCTCAGCAGACGGGACTTGGAACGGCAAATACTCCCGCTTCGACTCAAAAATACAAGGGACAAAAAACGGCCAAAACTTTTCCCGATTTTCAGACGGCCATGACAGCTATCGGCGCTCAGAATCTGAATGATCCTGCCAATAAGAAGACCGTCGATACTTTCAAGCGATTCTACGATTACCTCGTCAAAAACGCAAAGTAACGGTCGATTCCAACTTTTCTAGCGCGTCCGACGCGTGGCGCGCCGCAATATCATAAGAAGATTTGGGATAATCTCCGACAGAAGTCCGAACACGGCCGAATCTAGAATAATGATCGATCAACCGACTCGCTCTCTTGAAGAAATCCTTTCGGATCTGATATCCTAAATCATCTTTGAGCGTCACCATACAAACCAGGCTGGTCATCTTTCTAATTCGGCCAGTGAGCTCGTTCAAATTATAAGCATCCGTCGATTCCAACTTTTCCCTCAGCTTTCTGAGGTGTTGCATGACCTGAGGTTTGGTAGAATCATTCCTCATGACTAGCATCTTTTCATATGGGCTGTATCTGACATACGTCACGGAGGGTAACTCTTCAAATTTTGAAGATGATATTAGCTGGCCCTTTTCGCTAGAAATGACTTGAGCTCCCGTTAGGATGCTCAAATCGTAAAAATCGTTGACTTGCCCAAGATCTAGCTTGATGGTAAAGGGCAGAATGTCGATGGTCTGTCTCGTCACATTGACGCTAATAGTATTCAAGACATCCCCCGAATATCCTCGAGCGAATATGATGATCGGTACCTTACTTTCGCTGCACTTTTGCAAGACGTGATGAATCTCAGAAACGCGTTCGATGTAGCCGTCGACCAACATGACTTTGGCCGATGATCGGATCCACGCTTTCGTCTCGATCGAAGCATTCAGATCAAACCGATAACTGTCATGCACATCTATCCGATCATCCTTCCCGGCGTTCACTTCGATCGAGCCCTCGACTCCGATCAGATCGTAACACGTCATCAAAATGTCCAGATCCGGATCATCAGGTAGCAATCCTTTGAGTTCTGACTTTCTGATCTTACCCGAAAATTCGCACTCGATCTTTTTTCCTTCGAGCATTCGACAAAATAGTTCTCCTGCATCGGGAGCTGTATTTTCAGCTACGTACCAATGCAATACAAGGCTATCATACTTGGGCCGCTCAATAGGTTCGACCATCGAACGAAAGTGACGAAATTTCTGCAGATCATCCGAAATGACCTTCGAATCCGAGCCTAAAACTGTACGAGTTCCCGATGCTTTGACGAATGCCGTAAGGGCTTTCATCCTTCAATTGTACATCGAAACTATTTCAGTTGTACATGCGCGGCTAGAAAATCGTAGATGATCTTACCGAAAGTCGTCACTACCGGTACGACAACGGCCCAGACGATCTTATTGGCATTGGCTTTCCACTTGGACAGGTCGTCGACCTTCTTCTCAAGTTCTTTGACCTTCTGAACCTCGTCTGCGTGGTTTTTGGTAGTCTCAGCGATCTTCTCTTGCGACACTTTTATCTCAGAGATAGACTTGTCGATTGCGCGAGCGCGCTCATCGTTTCTGGCGTCGACCGCCTTGATACGAGAGTAGATGCCCGTATCGGGATCGTAGATCGTGGCTTTGACAGTGTTGAGCTCTCCCAATATCTTTTCTTGCGTACCTTCGATCGAATCGACTTTTTCCATCAGTCGATCGAAGCCGCCGTTGAGGACGTGTGCCGATTTAAGCTTCTCTTGGATGCGATTCAGGGTACGCTCGAGACTGTCGATAACAGCCTTCAAAGCCGCGTCGTCCTTCATCTTTCTAATTATGCGACGTTCGGGAGCGCGCTCGCGCGTACGCGCTTTAAGCTTAAGGGACAGGGGACTTA